TAATATTGACAATTCAAATGAAAGTTCTTTTGTGTTTTTATACAATGAACTTGAAAATTGGGTCGACATTTATTCATATAAATATAAATATGACGGTATATGGTTTGAAAAAGAATCTCATTCTTGGCAAAAATCAAATCCAACATTCACAACAGAATTAAAGAATTTACTCTTAAATCCTGGTGTATCTGAATTAAAGCAATGTGTCACCATTAAACACTATAAGAAATGATTGATAACGCTATTGTATTTGATGCACGCATTGCGGAAAAGTATAGCCTTGAAGAAGCAATAGTCATTGCAAAACTATATGGATGGATAAAGCACAATGCGACCAATGGCATGAACTTTCACGATGGCAGATATTGGACTTTCAACTCACTTTCGGCATTTGCAAAGTATTTTCCGTTTTGGAGTGAAAGCAAGGTTAAGCGAATACTAATTGACCTTTACGGAGGAATAGACAAAAAAGATGCAAAGCCGAAACACGAACAAATTCTTTTGAAAGGCAGGTACAACAAAAGTTCTTTTGATAGGACTGTTTGGTATTCTTTCACTGATGAGTTCTTTGAATATTTAAGGGCACTCGGTTATGAACTCAAAGCGGAAGTACCATTTTCCGCCAGTGACCAAATGGGCGTTCCGCCAGCGGATGAGCAATACCAATTAAATAACCAATATAAAAAGAAAAAAGAAACTAAAAAAGATAAATCTTTTTTATCAAAGAAAGATTTCGATTTTTTTGCTTCACTTCTTGGCATTGGCATAGAAGAGCAAATTGCAAAAGACTGGATGAAGATTCGAGCAAGCAAGAAGGCTTCTGACAGTGAAACTGCATTCAAGCAACTGCAAACTGCCATCCGTTCAATACAGTCACAAAACGGAATAACCGCAAACGACATCATAAAGATTTGCGTTACCAACGGATGGTATGGATGCAAGGCAAGTTATTTCTTGAACATAAGACTTGACGACTACGACCTAATGCCAAGCGGAACACAAAACGATTTATTCTCTTCTTCGAACGAGACATCAAAAGAAGCCGTTTCTCCTTGGGGAGTAAAATACCAATAAGCCATGATAGACAGAGAGCAAATATACAAGTGGTGGGAAATATTCCAAAAAGGCGGGCAAAAACTCTGCGAGATACGTGTGCTTGGGAAAAACAAGGAAACTTTCAGCGGATATTACCGCGATGTGAACAACATCATACGAGACATAGAGCCATTGTCAAACAACGACTCGCTGCAATTCTACTTCATCCTAAACACAATAACTCCAGAATGCTACGATAGAACACAACATGAGCATATCATAAAGTTCCCGAAGGAAACCACAAAGGACAACAACATAATCGGTCGAGACTACATCATGCTCGATTTTGACCCCGAAAGGACATCGGGTACAGGAAGCACGGACGAACAACTCAAGGAAGCGCACAAACTTGCGAGAAGGGTTTACGACTACTTGATTAGCGAAGGTTTCTATGAACCGATAGTTTGCCGTTCGGGGAACGGTTTTCACGTCATTATTCCCATTGCTTTGAAAAACGATGAAGCGTCATCGAAACTTGTCGACAGATTCATCAAGGCGCTCGACATGATGTTCAGTAACGAACACGTCCACGTCGACACGTCCGTTGACAACGCGGCACGAGTGTGCAAATTATACGGAACTTACGCCAAGAAGGGAGCAAACACAAAAGAACGCCCTTGGAGGATGGCGAAAATCATCAAGGTTCCAGACACAATTCAAATAACGGACAAAATCTACATCGAGAAGATAGCATCGCTTTACCAAGATGAGCCACCAAAACCGACAAGGGAAAACAACTACGGCAAGGAGTCTTTTGACTTGATTGGATTTTTCAACAAACACGGAATTGAGTACCGAACCGTCAAAACCTCTACTGGCACTCGTTACATTCTCAAAGAATGCCCATTCGGAGGCTCAGACCACGCCGACCCAGACTCAATGGTTTTCCAATACGACAATGGAGCAATCGAGTTTAAGTGCTTCCATAACAGTTGCCAACACTACCATTGGAAAGAGTTTAGACTTCACTTTGAACCAGACGCATACGACAAGAAGGACTATAGAGAGTTCCGCTCGAAGCAGCAGTACTACGAGAAGTACGAGCCAGTCAAAATCAAGGAGGAGACATCGGAAAACGGCAAGAAATGGCTCGATTGGGACGACATCCAAGACATCAACGACGCGGACCTCATCGCCATCAAGAGCGGATACTTCTTGCTCGACAAACTCATCAAGGGATTCGTGTTGGGCGAACTATCAATCATGTGCGGATTGAACAGCAGTGGGAAGTCAACGATATTGAACTCATTCGCATTGAACGCCATCCAAAGGAATTACCCTACGGCTTATTTCAGCGGAGAGTTGAGGCCGCAGCGGTTGAAGCAGTGGATTGCACAAGTGGCGGCTGGTCGCACCAACGTAACGAAGAATCTAGAAACAGAGCGTTCTTATGACGTCAATCCGAATGTGTTGCCGAAGATTTCCGAATGGATTAACGGAAAGTTGAAGATTTACAGCCACGAGAAATACGGCAATTTGAGCGAGCAACTCGTCAACGACATCATCGAGTGCATCAAGAACTTCGGAGTCAAGTTCATCCTCATCGACAACCTAATGTCGGTGTCTCTTGACGGAGAAAGCGGAGACAAGAACGACAAGCAGAAGAACTTCGTCATCAAGGTGGCGAATGTTGCAAAGACCTATGGAGTCCATATCATGTTGGTCGTGCATCCGAGAAAGGAGAACGGATTGCAGTTCTTGCGCAAGGAGTCCGTCAAGGGTGCTGGCGACATCACCGACGCTGCCGACAACGTGTTCCTCATCCATCGTGTCGGAGACGACTTCGAGAAACGTGCCACGGAGTTCTTGGGGAAGGAAAGGGTCGCCAATCTCATCATGTACGACAATGTGATTGAGATTGCCAAGAACCGCGACTACGGAGTTTCAGACATGTTCGTTGGGCTTTACTTCGAGCCAGAGAGCCGACGGTACAAGAACTCCAAGGCGGAGCAGATACACTACGATTGGGAGGAACACTACGAGGAGTACTCCGTCCCCGAAGAGCCTCAGCCGCTGCCAACAACCATCCAGCCGAACCAATCGTTCGACACACCGATAGAACCGCTGTACCCTCAAAAGGAAGGCGGCGCCTACTGGGGACAATTCCAACACGATTCAGAACCTCCTTTTTGATAACGATAAAAACTAATTACTATGGAGATAAAAGGCAAAGTGCATTGCTTCTTCGAAAACGAAGAATGGAGATCAATACAAGGATATGAAGGTTTGTATGAAATATCTAATATGGGTCGTGTAAGAAGTATTGACCATTATGTCAAAAACGGAAGAGGATTAAGAATTGTAAGTGGAAGAATATTGAAGACAACCATTACATGCAACGGATATGAAATGCTAAGACTTGGGAAGAATGGAAAACATAAGGCCGTTCATAGGTTGGTCGCTTCTGCTTTTATCCCTAATCCGTGCAACCTTCCTGATGTGAATCATAAAGATGAGAATAAAAGCAACAATGTGGTGTGGAATCTGGAGTGGTGTAATCATAGTTACAATGCCTTATATGGCACTTGTCAAGACCGATTGCGTCAATACAAGAACACTCCTGTTTTAATGATTGACAAGAAAAATGGGAAAGTGTTGAACAGATTTGATTCAATGAAAATAGCAATGGAAAAACAGGAGTTAATAAAGTAACAATTTCTGCCGTTTGCAGAGGAATAAGAAAAATAGGAGGAGGTTATATATGGAAATACGCGGAAAAGTTCATCTAATGTTCGAGCAGAGCGGAGTCTTCAAAAACGAGTTTATCAAGTTGGGCATCCCTGCCGAGGACTACGACATTCAGAACAACTTCGGAGAAACCGACCATACTGACGACTTGTTCCAAGCGATAGAAGATGCCTACGATGGGAAACCGAGTCTTTTTGACAACATCACGCCAAATGACTTGATAATGGCTTTCTTTCCGTGCATTTATTTTTGCGAAAACAATCAGTTATATTTCACTGGAAAACACCACAATTTATCAAAAATGAATCCGAAAGAAAAATCAGATGTGATTATAGAAAGGTCAAGAAACAGGCAGCGTATGTATGAATTATGCTTGATGATGTTTTCTGTATGCGAAACAAAAGGGATTAGGCTTATTGTTGAAAATCCTTATGCATCTCAACATTATCTTGTTGAGAATTTTCCATACAAAGCGTCTATAATAGACAAGAATAGAACATTGAGAGGTGATTATTTCAACAAGCCGACACAATTCTTTTTTGTGAATTGCCAACCTACACAAGGATGTTCGTACCAAACACAAACGGAACATAAAAAGATAAGAAATGGGAAAAGTGGAATCAAGGCTGGAATTTGTTCTGAAGACAGGTCTATGATTTCTCCCGACTATGCCCGCAACTTCATTTGCGACTTTATACTTGGAAAGGAACAACAAAACTCACAACTAACACTATTTTGACATGAAAAAAGTAGACAAAGACCCATTTTCCAACGGCACGGAATACATGATGTTTGAAGACTTGTGTTGCAACAAGTGCGTCAAACACTCGCACTTGAAGAAAGAAGGAGATTCGATGCTCGACAATGAATATACGAAAGTGGTGTGTTCCATCGAGCGTGACATCCTAATCCGCATGGGATGCAACGAGCCTATCAACCAACGCACCGTTGACATCTGCTACGACTTCGTTATGCACGGAAAACTTTGCCCGTACATGAAGACCGAAAGGAAAAAATACATCAAGAAAGAAAAACAACAAACAACATTAGAACTATGAACGAAAAAAGATTAAAAGAAGCAGCAGAAAACGCCTACAACGCTTGGATGGGCGGAACAATGAACGATGTCCGAGAAGCAATGAAGGAACTCGGCGAAGTTCTTGAAGAAAAAAAGCAGCACTTTGTTATTCTTGGAAAAACAGGAAATGGAAGATTGATAATACTAAACTGCGGAAAGGTTTATGATGATTATGACACTTGCAAGGTAGAATCTGCAAAATTTGATTGCAATGAAGTGGCTGCTTTTGTTGCAAGTATAAATGAAATAACATTATCGCTATGAGTAACAAGACACGGCTTTACGGATTCACAAGAGACCACATCTTTCCATACTACTGCTTCGGGAAGAAGTGTTATTCGTTTGGCATCTATTGGAGCAAACTTCGCAAATGCTTCGCAAAATACGGTTTCAAAATAGATGCAGACGAGGTGCTTCACACGATGATGCACAACAGCAACCCTATCAGATTCTTCGGAATCATCAAGACAGACAAGAAAACAATGTATGATTTATTCAACTATTAAAAACTAACACTATGAAAGCAAGAGTTAAATCAACAGGAGAAGTTGTCGAAGTGAGACCAGAAAGAGACGGATTCTTCATCGACGACGAAAACAACAACGTGTACAAGTTCGAGGACTTGGACTTCACCTACAAGGAAGAAAACCTTTTCCCCAACCCGTTCTCCGATATGCTTAGCGGTATGTTGAATCCTACGAAAGAGATGCAGAAGGACTTCAAGGAACAGTTCTATGTCAACAAGTTCATTGAGGTCTTCTTCGACTTTTTCAAGACATTATTTGGTTGCGACACATTGAAAAACACTTTTGACGATTCATTGGAGTGCACGAAGAAACTGATGAATGAAATAAAAAAGTGAAACCATGAGTAAAGAATTATACTTTGTTGAATGGGAGGCAGGAAGAGAAAAAGGTCTCTATACAGGTTCATACTATGATTGTCTAAATTTGAAGCGTGATTTGCGTTTTTTATACGGTATAGAAGTAGAAATACAAGAATTAAAAGATAACTAACACTATGGAAAGACAAATAAAATTCAGAGGTAAACGCATTGACGATGGTAAATGGATATATGGATATTAGGCTGATGTACAAGAGCAATACGGATATGCAGAGATTAACTCATATTTCGATGATGAAGACGGGCGTTGGGAAACTTGCGACCATGTTGATGTAAACACCGTTGGTCAGTTCACTGGATATAATGATGACGAAGGACGAGAAATTTTTGAAGGCGACCTTATAAGATACCAATACGAAGACAGTGATTCTTATACTGGTTGGCATGGATTAAGAGAAGTAACCGATGAAGTCGTTTTTGAATACGGCTCTTTCAGATTGAAAAACACATATCCCTTTAACATAGACAGTCTTTGGGATATGAATAATCCAAAAGTTGAGGTCATCGGCAACATCCACGAAAAATAATTGAAAAATTTGAACTTTTTTGTTTACAATACGAAATTTTTACCTATCTTTGCGGCGAAATCAAAACTTAATGGACTACACAAAGGAAAACATAGAAAAAGCCGTCTGCGAGTACTTCAAGGTCGAAGCGAAAGACCTTTACTCGCTTACCAAAAGAGAGTACCCTTGGGGCATCGCTCGTGACATCCTAATCTACCTGCTCTTCGCAGCAGGGTACAAGACCTATATGATTGACGACTGGTTCGGCTTCGCTCGGACTATGGTCTACCGAAGATGCGCGAAAATCAGCGTCGCCTTGAAGCATGACACGAAAATAAAAGAAGACATTGACAAAATCAACAAACTATTAAACAAGTAATTATCATGGCAGAAAATCAAACCACAGGACTTGTCGCGTTGAAGAACGCACTATCCACAGACAGCGTGAAACAACGATTTGAGGAAATGCTCGGAAAGAAAGCCCCTGGCTTCATCACAAGCATCACAAATGTGGTCAGCAACAATGCTCTTTTGCAAAAGGCTGACAGAAACAGCATCATACTTGCCGCAGCAACGGCAGCAGCATTGGACTTGCCAATCAACCCAAATCTCGGTTATGCCGCATTGATACCTTACCAAGACAGAAAGGCTGGCACTTGCTCTTGCCAAATGCAGGTCATGCGTAATGGATGGGTGGAACTTGCACAACGCAGCGGACAAGTCATCAAGATTACCAACGAGATTGTCTATGAAGGTGAACTTGTAAAGTTCAACCGTTTCAAGGACGAGTACGAGTTTGACGAGACACAGCGCAAGTCGGACAAGATTGTAGGCTACATGGCTTATGTAAAACTTGCAAACGGCTTTGAAAAGACGGTGTTCTGGACAATGGAGAAGTGCAAGGAACACGGATTGCGGTACAGCCAAACCTTCAAGAAGGGATATGGCAACTGGAAAGACGACTTCAACGGAATGGCTTTGAAGACCGTTTTGAAGCATTTGATTGTGAAATATGTCCCGAAGTCACTTGAAATGCAAATGGCTATCGAGCGAGACCAATCAAGCCTTATGGGTGATATTGACAATCCACAAGTTGTCTATGTTGACAATCCGAACAACCCAGCCGCCAACGAAGAGCCGCAGGACTTCCAAGAGGCAGAGGTAGTGGAAGAGAAGCTGAAGGAGCAGCCAAGGGAAGAGCCTCAGCATCCCGCGCAAGAGCAACCATCAGACGACGAGTTCTAAACCGATACCACTATGGAAAACGAGAGAAAAGAATACAAGGAAAAGACCAACTACGGCAAGCAGGTTTTCTACTTCAACGACAAAGGGCAACTTGTTGTAGAGTCCAACAAAGGCGTATGGGTTGACGGAGAGAAGTTCGTCAAGATGTACGGAGACTTCGTTTGCAACGCAAAGACACTTGGAACAATTATCGCTTTTTTCAAAGACAAGCAAGTTGTAATTGGGGAAGAATGGAGACAAAATGATGGTCGTGGGAAATCCGAATCGTTCTGCCTTGTTGAAGCAGAAAGCAAGATTAACGAAATGTTAGACCATAAAAATGAACTTGCAAACAAGTGGTACAAAGAATACAGTGACATTTGTGATAAAGTTGATGAATTAAAAGAAACTGTTAACAAGTTCAACCGCCTTCCTTGGTGGAAGAGGATGTTCAAGAAAATCGAAGTAAAGTAATTTACAAACCATTAAAATAAAAGTTACACCTATGAGAACAGTAAAACCACAAGCAACAATCGAGTCGCATGTAGATGGCGACTACATTCTGAAACAGATTGAATTAGCTGGTCGTACAGCCTACAAAAGCGAAGACAAAATCACTCCAGATTCCGCAAAGGATTTTGTCAAAATAATTATGGGAAAAGGTCATCAGTCCGTAATCGAGCATCAATTTGTTACCGTGCGTATAATTTGTGACCGTGGAGTTTCGCATGAGATTGTAAGACACCGCCTCGCGAGTTATACCCAAGAATCAACCCGCTATTGCAACTACACAAAAGGCAAGTTTGGCAACGAAATAACTGTTATCGAGCCTTGCTTCTGGTCGCAAGACGACGAAAAATATAAAGTTTGGAAGCATACCCTTGAACAAATGGAGGCAGGCTACAACAAACTGATTGAACTTGGCGCAACACCACAGGAAGCAAGAAGTGTATTGCCTAATTCATTGAAGACTGAAATTGTTGTGACGATGAACCTGCGCGAATGGCGGCATTTCTTCACATTAAGAACTTCAAAAGCCGCGCATCCGCAAATGCGAGAAGTGGCCGTTCCTTTGCTTGAAGAGTTCAAAAAGTCTATACCAGTTATCTTTGACGACATAAACGCTTAAAACATTAGAATATGTCAAACGTAAACCATCCGAAGCATTATACTTCACACCCTTCTGGAATTGAGTGTATTGAAATTACAAGGCATTATTGCTTTTCAATAGGAAATGCAATCAAATATCTTTGGCGGGCAGGTTTGAAAGGAGAACAAGGATTGACGGAAAGAGAAAAAGAAATTGAAGATTTACAGAAGGCAATTTGGTACATTAACGACAGAATAGAGCAACTAAAAAGCGGAAAATAAGAATAACAGCAAACATTTACAATTATGACAAGAGAAGAGTATCTGAATCAGATGCAGGAGTACCGAGAGCAACTCCAATGGGCTTGCAAGAACAACCGTGTTCAACTTGACACACTTGCGCAAGAGCACAAGCAGAAAGTTAGACTTGAACAAGACGAATACGACAGAAAAGTCAAAGAAATTCGTGACGCCCATACCGAGAACCAACACACCATCGAGCGCAAGATGCACGAACTGAAAGTGCAGTGGGCAAAGCAACACCCGATTGAGGAAGTCAAAGTAGTTGAATAAAACAATAACGAAGTCATGAAGAAATTATTTATAGCACTATCAATCGTTTTGGTTGCATCGTCATTTCAATCTTGTGAGAGTTGCAACAGATTTAAAAAGTCGTGGAATAGCGACTTCAATGGTGGTCTTGACAGAACGGCTGTTCTTTACGACTACAAAGGAGACACAATAGGCTACTGGGAGGGTAAGTTTGACATCCGTGACAGCGGAAGCGACAACCAAATCTTCTTTGACCTAAATGGCAAGCGAACTTGGATTCAGGGAGGTATTTTTGTTTCAGAAGAAAAGTAGGAGATGACTGATTTCCGCAGACAATGGAACGAAAGCTGCAAGGCGGCAGGACTTGTGTCGATAGGCAAAGACACCGCCGCCAAACTGCTCGCCATCGTGTATGTACTCGGTGGGGAGCGTGAGGCATTCACGCACAACGAGAAACTGAAAGCGGACATCGACTACATTCAAGAAGTGTGTGGATTCCAAGGCGGTGAAGTGCCGAACCAAGAAGTTGCTGAAAACATGAGAGGATATGTTTTATCGCTTGAATTGGAAAAAGACTACCCTCAATGGGCAACGGAACTCATGCAAGAAAACTACGGAATAAAACTATGACTGACGAAGAAAGACTTAACAAATTGAAGAAGTACGTCGACGAAAACACGAAGATAAAATACTTTATCAAAAGAGAGTTGTTTGCGGCAATGATGAAAAAAGTTATCGGAACACATTATTGGATGTTAGGAATATGACTGAAATCGAAATCGTATCAAGCGGAAGCCAAGCGAACGGATATTTGCTGAAGTCAGCAGACCAAATCCTCGTGTTGGAGTTGGGATGCAGGTTTATGGATTATGTCAAACAATTAAATACGGAGGGACTTATGTCGGTGCGAGGCTGTTTGGCTTCGCACCGACGAAGAT